TATACATACACACACAATTGTGCGACCTAGCGACTACCCCGACCCCTATCTTATTGAGATTAAGTCGCAATATCATTAGTATTTATTGAGAATGAATCTCATTTGTGCGGCCGTCAAACTTTTTTTGCTATATATGAAAGATTTTTTTCTTTTTTCGAAAGAAGATATATTACGGCCTTTGTGCGGCTTTTTACGTGGTCCATTATTAAAGCATTTATTTAGAGTTACTTTGCCGCGAAAAATAATTTAAAAAAAAGCTTGCAATCTATTTTTTAGGCCTATATAAATTTAATTATCTTTTAACAATAACCTATAAATATATGAAATTACAGTTAATTAGAACACACTACCACGAAGAAGTTGAAATCGATTTGTTCGGTAAAGCTTTCTTTATAGAAAAAGTTTCTTTTTATAATAATAAAAGCATAACACCGAAAGAAAATTCTAATGAATTTTATAATCAAATGGGAATCGCGGCGTTCGGTTTCGATTTGAGATTAACTTACTAATCAAAAAAAATAAATATATGAAAAAACAAAATATCAATTACTACAAATTTGTAGATTATAAAAACAATAATATCGGAATAAGCGATTCACAAAATCCGGAATTACTTATGCGAGAGTTAATTGCAGATGGGGTCGAAATCGGCGGCTTCTCTTTAATGAACACAAATGATGCAATTTGCGAATTGTCTCAAAGAAAAAATAATCCATTACCGATGGACCATTGCAATTTATATAATCAAGGAATTGATTGCAATTATACCGAACCATATGCAATTTTAGAAAATTAATAATCAGAAAAAATTAGATCAGAAAAAATCTCCAATAAAAAATAAATTATGAAAACATCATACGAAATAAAAGAAAACATACAATCACACGTTGAATCCTTTATTCAAGATAATAAAGATTCAATTATAGCGGCTTTCGAGGCTACTAAAGACAATGAATCAATTACACTAATTGACTATCTGAGCGATTTAATAAATGAGGCCTCTCATTATTTTGCAGACGATAGCATTATATATTATCAGACACAATGGGATATCGTCTATGCTTTTAAATTCGGAGCAGATAACGATTATTATGAAAATGCTTTATCAAATTGTTGTGAATTTACAGATATTGAGGAGGAAATTACAAGAATTTCTTATTACATTATGGAATCCTTATTCCGTGAATCATTGGAAAATGATTTAAATAAATACGAACAACAAAAATTAATGCAAATTGCATAACACTATGAAATACGATCTCAAACAATTAGTCGCCGGCGGCGAGCAAATGCTTTTAAACGCCGTTTTTGTCTCATTATGTAGCTTTGGAGCAATCATTGCTTTGATAGTAATCTTAATAACTAAATAATCAATAACTAAAAGAAAGAAAACAATATGAAATTCGAATACTTAATTAAAAGAAAAACAGATAACAAGTTTTACAATGGTAAAGCTTATGGGGACGAAAGAGATTGGACAAATGAAAAGAGGCAAGGCTTTGATGGAGCATTCTCTTATACTGAAAAAGGAGCATTTGCCAAAATCTCAAAGTTTCCAATTATGTTTGCAAATTGTGAAGTAATCAAAGCGGTTTAAACACCGCTTTTTTTATGAAAAAAAGTCTTGCAATCAGTAAAGCAATCAAATATTAAATCAAATATCTTAAACAATAAATATTATGAAAACATTAGAAATAAAAGAACCAAGCGTTACAGATGTTCTGTTAAAACACGCTAATGAACTATCGCTAGCAAATCTTATGTTTGCTTTGAAAATGGCCGAGATTGGAAATATTGAGGCCATAAAAGAAAAAATACAAGCAGTAGAAAAAAGAATTAAATAAACCTATAAATATATGAAAATAAAACCATACTACATATTGCTGAAGTGGAATAAAAGCTACTCGCAAAACAAATCAAAACCGAACTATCAAATATGGAAAGAATACGATGATACTATACAATATGATAGCCCTTTATATTCTATTATAGAATACTTTGATTCATTAACTGAAGCTAAAGATCAATTAAAATTATTATCAAACTGAATAAATATATGAAACAATCAATCAAAAAACGGTTCCGGAAGGACCTAGTCGAGTTCATTAAGAACT